TCCTTCTCTCACTCTTCAACTATCTGACTTTCAGTCATTGAAGAAAGAGATTTGGAAACAAGCAGGGCTAGGTGAGCTTGGCTACTCGACCGACTCTCATGAGCTCTCAGAGGAAGGATTCCATTGAACCTTGGGACCATCATTAAATCTAATGATCTCCACTGTTCTCAGAAATCTAACCAATGAGGCTCTCCTGGACCACGTGATAACCCCTGATGGCCTCGTTCTGTCATCTGACGAAGAACTGATAGCATAGGGATGTCATACGGGTCTAGGTTAGAGTCGGTCAGCGGTAAGTGGTTGGAACCGTCCCGAGGGTCAAATGCGAATACTTTTTGAAATAATTCAAAGTAATCGTTTTGAACTCTCTTAATCCCTGCCCCGATTTCTCTTCTCACTATAGTTTGGGCCGCCAAGGTTGCGGTCCTTAAAATGGTGAGTGAAGAGAAAGGAATACGTGACTTAACTAAAGAATGCCAAGCTTTTAAAGCTTGGATTGCTTTACTTTCGTCAGTATATCAACAGGGGAGAGACAAGTATATCTGTACTCGTTTTAGGATTTGTTCTCCTAAACGATTGTGGGTATACATTGTCTTCAGGGATTCCAACCGGGCTCCCAAGTCAAGCACAGAGTCGTAACCTCTAGAAGGTACCTCGTGGCTAAGAAGCTCGACCAGCAATGGTCATGACTTCGAAGTTTCGAGGATACCCGCTATTGGGAACGGTGAAACTTCAACTCCGGAAGAGAATCATCTTTTAGCAAACTCAAAGCTATCACAGCTTATATGAGTTTTAACTTTAGATATCTCTACACCGAGAGAAGAAATTATGTTTCTGTACTGACGAGCTACCTCGTCATGATGTATTACTATGTCGTCACCTAGTAGCATGTAGCAACGTTTGATCGCTTTAGGCTTAAGCCCAGAACGTAAACCTGCTATATACACTACCATGTGGTGACACAGTGCAAACATGGCTCAAGATGAGTAGGCACCCATCGGTTGACCACAATTATATTTGTATGGTTTCCCCTGGTGTCAGAAACTCTCTGAGATCATGATTTGCTTTCAACTTTCTGCAACTTCTCTGTTCGTCAGTAACGATAAGAGACGCTCCTGAATTTCAAGAGGGAATCTATCTGTTGCTGCCGACAGGTCGAAGCTGTAGAATTTTGAAGGTCTACTGAGGTCCTTCGCGAACACGCTGGTTAGGCGTGTTTGGTTAAAGGTACAGTCACCTGGAAGTCTACTCAATTGCTTATAAAGGCTTTTGTGTAAAGTTCTCAGTGCTGACTGCGACCAATAATCAAGTATCGCGAAGACCCTACTCTTCGTCTCCTTATCGTCCTTTACTGACAGTTTTCTAAGTCTCTTATAAGAGACTTTAAAATATGCTTC